TTATAGGTTGAGAAGCTTCTCGATCATATTTGGCACGTCCTGCCCATCGGTTCGTATCCATTTTCCGTAGCGACGCTGGATCATTTCGATCGTGGCGTGACCAACGTGCTGGGAGATCCAGTGCAGTGGCACTACACCGAGACTGAGCATTTGGCTTATGAAGGTGTGCCGGCATTGGTTCGGCCCACGGTATCTCACGCCGGCTCGCTTCAAGTGCACCCTCCAGAAGCGCTCGCGTAGGGCGTTTTCATAGAATGGCTTGCCTGACAGCGAATTCAGGAACACCAAGCGCAGCTTCTCCTTCCTTACCGTGCGGTTGTCCCGGTCCACGACTTCATAGATCTGGGGCGGCCGGTTGCCGGTTAACCGCCACTGCTCCTGGAGTGCTTCGCGGGCAGGTTTGAGCAGGTGATGCACTCGTGTCGATCGCTTGGTCTTTGTCACCTTGAAACGTCCACGCACCACGGCGCGCCGGTAGCGCACGATACCTCGTTCAACATCTAGGACGTCTTCCCAGGCCAAGGCCTGCACTTCTGAGGTGCGTGGTCCATCGTAGAGGGCGTACTTGATGAGGTTTAGCTCCTGGATGCGCTTGGTTGGGGTCGAAAGAATCTTCTCGATTTCCGACTGGGTGAAGGGGTCCGGATCCTCGTCATCGGGCAGTCGAATGTTGATGCCGAAAGTCGGGTCGAACGCGGTCTTGTTGCGAGTGGAGTAAAGCCTGAACACTTGCCGCATGATGCTGACGATCTCCTTGATCGTCTTGTTGGCCAGCGTGGCGGCCAGATCCTTCTGAATCCAGGTCTGCAGCTCGATGTGATCGATCTTGTCGGCCTGAGTGCTGCCCCAGCGCGGCCGAATGTGTGTTTCTGCCTTCGAGGCATAGCCTCGGTAGCTCGAAAAGGCCAGTTCGTTCTGCTTGATAGCCAACCACAAGTCTAGGTAGTGGCCAAAGCTTCCTTTCTGGAGCCGCTCCGAGTTAGGGAAGTGGCGAGAATAGTCGAACGTGCCGGCATCGATCTCGTAGTTGATGATGGCTGCGAGTCGCTTGGCATGCTCGATATTGGCCGGTGTGGCCTTGCCAGGCAGCGACTCTCGGCAAAGCTCGCCTTCCCAGCGGAAGTAGACGCGCACGGCGTTGCCGCGCACCTCATAGCCATCTGGCATCTCTGTCTCCTTGGAATATTGCTGCTTTGAAGCGGTGCCTAGTTACCGCATTGGTACTGATCTCGCCAGCGGCCGAAGCGGGCGCGGATGCCCTTGAAGGTGGCGGCGGCGTAGGGGTTGTGATCGAGCTCGGCTCGGCTTTCGATGCGGCAGGCCTGGCAGAGCCAGTCCCGCGCGTCCTGTTCGTTGTGGGTACCGTCGGGCAACTGGCTGGGCGTGAGGCCGAACTTGTGTCGCTTGCGCCGATCCAGGTAGAGCCGAAACAGCTCGTCCTGACAGAGCATGGCGGCAGTTCTGGCCAGCCGGCCGCCCTTAACGGGCGGCATGCTTGGCCCTCCTTTCTCGGACGCTCTGGCAATTGATGCAGGTGGTTGCCCAGGGCGCGGCGAGGCGGCGAGCTTGGGGGATCTCCACGCCGCACTCCTCGCACCAGGGATCGGTGGCCACGGTGTTCGGCAGTTGAGCTCGGGCCAGTGCGCTGGCCAGTGAGGTTTCGATGATCTCGCCGGCGAGATCCGCGGTATCAGCCATGGGTTTGCTCCTGGTGTTGAAGGGTGAATTTCCGGACTCGGTAGCCCTTGGTTTCCTGTTCGTGCCAGAAGGCGGGGTGACGCTCCGGCTCGACGTTGCGGCAGGCGCAGAAGCGATACTTCGCGCCGTGCGGTGTGTGGTAGAGCGAGCCGACGATCGGCTCGCCGGCGGGCGTCACGACGCCCCAGAGCGGGATGGCAATTGGCATGGGCCTTCTCCTAGCGGGCGCCGTGGCCGGCGCGTGGTTGGGTGGTGCGGGGCGGCTGCCGGGTGGCATGCAGCACCGGCAGATGGTCGATATCGATGCCGAGCTTTTCGGCGATGTGGTCCAGGCCGGCGTCGGTGATTTCGGTGCGGCCGTAGTGGGTCCAGCCGGCGACCGGGTGCCGAAAGGTGCCGGTCTTCACGCGAAGCAGGCGGCCACCGCGGTAGGCGCCGGCGGGCAGGTTGTCGGGGCCGAGCATGCCGGCCTGGCGCAGCCGGCGGGTTAGGGTGTTGCGCCCCAGGTTGAGCAGGGCGGCGGCCTGGTCGAGGGTGTAGGTACGCATCGCTGATCTCCCTTTCCTGTCAGCCACGCTCGAACAGCCAGCACTTGACGGTGCCGCCGTTCGGCCGGGTCTTCGAATAAACGGGGTGGTTGGACGCCACGAACTTGCGCGCCTTGCTGCCCTTGAGCTGGCGTTTCAGCTCGCGCATGTCGAAGCGGAAGTGATGGTCGGCGGCGAGCTTCTCGAACTCCTTCAGGTTGATGGCGAGGTAGCCTTGGCCGGCGTTGTGGTCGAGCACGTTCTCCACGCGGGTGCGCTCCAGGTACTCGACGGTTTCCCAGAACTCCTCGACCAGTGGGTGATCGGCATTGATGGCCTGTTGCCGCTCGATGGCCATAGCGGCCACCAGGTGGTGTGCCTGGGCGATCGCTTCAGCGGTGAACAGGCCGAGGCCTTTCGGCCCCAGGCAATCCACCAGGGCGGCGATCTGGGCGTGGTTCTGGGCGATGCGCAGCGAGCGCACCTCGGGCATGCCGTGGATCTGCTCGAAGTAGTGGGGCATGCGCTTGGCGTAGAGGCCGAGCAGCTCGCTCTCGCGTGAGGTGGCCTCGAGGATGAAGCGCGACACGTGGTCGATCTTCATGCCCTCGAGCGCCTTGGCCGCGGCGAAGGTTTCGCGGGTCTGGCCTTCCTTGGTGAAGAACAGGTGCACGATGCGCTGCATGATGGCGTCGGAGCCGGCCACGGCGGCGTTCTGGCTGATCACGATGGCGCCACGGAAGGGCGGCTCGTAGGTGTCGCTGCCCATGTTCTTCACGCCTGTGGCGCGCACGCTGCGGCCGTTGTAGGCCGTCTTGAGTTCGTCCCAATCGAACTGCTTGGCCTTGTTGCCGCCCTCGGCGTCGCGATCGGACTCGATCAGCACCACCGGCAGGTTGGCGACCTGGACGAAGCGCCGCGCGCGGCCGGCGGCGGACGACTTGGCCGGGTCGAAGCCTTCCTCGTCGTTGCGGCCGAGCAGCTTCCACATGAACTCGATCAGGGTCGACTTGCCGGCGCCGGCCTCGCCAACGATCTCGAGGAAGGGGAAGCTCTTATCACGAGAGCGGATCTGCTCGGCGAACAGGGTGCCCAGCCAGAAGGCCAGGGCGACGACGCCCTTGCTGCCGAAGGCGTGCTGGATCAGCCCGGCCCAGTCGGTGCGGTAGTCGTTCGGGTCGTTGTTGATATGCAACTGGGTGGACTGTGAGAGGGTCTTGAGCGCGGTGCGGCCCAGCTCGAAGAAATCCTCGTCGTTGCGCTGGTAGATCTTGCCGCCCTTCACGGCGAAGTCGCCCAGCACGTAGGCCTCGTACTCGCGGGCGTAGCCGACGAAGTTGATCGTTTCCACGGTGCGGATGGGCAAGTGCTGCGCCAGGGTGGCGTCGAGCTGCTCGGTGGAGCCCGTCCACTGCGCGCCGGGGGCGATCGACAGCAGGCGCTTCTTGAACTCTGTGGCCGAGGCCAGGGCGCTGCCGGTTACGGTGTTCTTCACCGTGTAGCGTTCGCCCGGGTACTCGATGCGGTAGTAGTACCAGCTCTCATCGGTGAGGGCGTTGCGCTGGAAATAGAGCGGGCGCGGGTGGCAGTTGGCGATGCGCTTGATGGCACCGGACTGCTCCAGGGCCTTGTCGCGGGCCTGGCGCTCGCTCATGGGGCGATCGCCGTCGATCAGGTCGCTGTAGATCTTCTGGTACTTGTCCAGGTCGAGCTTGAACCAGTAGGTCTGGCTGCGGTGCACGAAGGGGAACTCGCGGCGCTCGGTCTTCTCGTAGATCAGCAGCGCCTTGTCGTTCGCACTGGGCGCGATCAGCAGCGCGCCGTTGTAGCGGTACTCCTCGAGGTGCTTCTCGGTGAGCTCGCCGCGCTGATGCAGGTCGTTCCAGTCGCGCCCTTCGCAGGGCTGGGCGGCTTCGCACTCCCAACCGGCGGCACGCGCCCGGCGGATCAGCTTGAGCGTCCACTCCTGGCCGGCCTTGCCGGTATCCAGCGCCCACACCAGGGTAGGCCGAGTGCGGCCGGCTTGCCGGCAGGCCTGATCCAGCGCTTCGAGAGCCTTCTCGGGGTAGTTGTTGCAGCTCATCGCCGATACGGCGGCGATGCCGTGATGGGTGAGAGCGATGGCATCGAAGATGCCCTCGACGATCCACAGCTCCTCGACCGCGGCGAGCTCCACCGCCGGCGGGCACCACCATTGGCCGCGGTAGCTGCCGCGGAAGTTGGCCTTCTGCTTGCCGAAGCGGGCGGGCTTGTCGATCAGCCGTTCCCACCACACGCCGGCGCCCAGGGTGAAGCGCACGGTGGCGGAGGCGGCGTCGATCTTGGGATCGAAGAAGCTCTCCTGGGTGTACCAGCCCTGGATGCGCTCGAGCTCGAAGCCGCGGCCCATGCTCAGGTAGGCATCGGCCACCGGCGTGCTGCTTTGCGGCTTGCCCGGGGCGGGTGGCAGGTTGGCGAAGCGCTCGCTCCAGGAATCGAACAGCTCGGGGAACAGCTCTTTCACGTGGACTTGGCTGCCGCACTTGTTCTCGCGGCCGCACTTCACCATCCAGGGCGCATCGGACTTGATGAAGGCTTCGCGCTTGCCGCACTCGGGGCAGCGCACCTTCTGCAGGTACGTGCCGCGCTCTTCGGCTTCGAAGTCGCGGATCAGTCGCGTCACGATGTCGTCGCGCAGCCGGTTATCCATGAACGGTGCCTTCTCTACGGGTTCAGTGCTGGGAAGTAGCCGGGGGCATCGGTGTGCTGCGTTCCTGGGCATGCAGGCGCAGCAGGTCGGCCACGGAGAAGGCCAATGCGTTACGGCCCGGGCGGCGCACTACCACCACATGGGCGGTGGAGGCCTCGGCGTCGATGTAGGCGGCCTGGTTCAGCGTCTCGAGCTCCGCTAGCGCCTGCAGGGCGGCCAGGCCGGCGCGTTCCAGGGTGATGCCGTGGGCCTCGACCAGGTGAGAGGTACAGCGCTCCAGCGCGACGGTGCGCTGATAGGGCCGGGGCATTTTCAACAGGTACGCGCAAGCCGCGTCATTGATAGTCAATGCGTGCATGGGTCTCGCTCCGATTGTGGGTGTTGCTGGGGTGGGTGGCGGCTACCCGGTAGCCGCCTGAGCCATGGCTAGTTCGCGCAGGCGTGGCACCAGCGGCAGGGCTACCGTGGGATTCGGCATGTCGCTGGGCGTGATGGTGTGGGTGATCTCGATGGAGATCTTGCCGCGCCAACCGCACTCGGGATTACGGCACTCGATGACCGCCTCGCGGTACACCGGTGTGAGCCCCTGGCTCTTGCGGATGCCCGCCGTTTCGCCGCAGTGGGGGCAAGGGATACGCGGCTTGTTTCGGAACTGAGTGGTCAAGGTCAGTTTCTCCCTGCGAGATAGAGGGCGCGCCCGCGCCCGGTGAGCCCTTGAGCGCCTTTGCGCAGCCTTCTGCGCAGCAGCCACTCGGCGGCTTCTTCGTTCGTTCTGAGGTTCTGCTGTACGCGAACCTGATCGAGTACGGCTTCGAGCTCTTCATCCAGCGGGAGCTGCAGGTCGCCGCGGCGGGACTCGTCAGCCATAAATCCAGTGCTCCTTGAGGTCCTCAAAAGGGCCTGCCATTCCTACGCCCGGCGGGGCACATTGAGTTCGAGATCGGCGATGCCCAGGGTTTCCAGGGCTTCCTTCATCACCAGTTGACGCAGCAGCACGGCTTTATCGATGCCGGTGTAATCGACCAGCGCATCGATCAGGCGCCGCTCGTACTCGTCGAGGTTGATGGCGCCGTAACGGGAGCGCACACGCTTTGGGTCCTGATACATGGGCGATTTCCTTATGCAGCAGGTTCAGTGCCAGAACGCTCAGCGGTCCGGCTTGGGTGGAAAATCATCGGTATCGGTGACGACACCATCCTTGATGCCAAGCAATACGGCGGCGCGATGCGCCTCGCCGCGGCGCCCCTTCTTGCGGCCGGCAAGCAGGTCGCTGACAAGGTTGGGATTGAGGTCATGAGCGCGGGCGAACTCAGCGATGCTGATGCCGCGTTGATCAAGCGCCTCGCGGGCCTGCTCACGGGTTAAGGGCATTGTGTTAACCTGTGTGGGTTCGTGTGGGATAGGTGAATAATGGAATCAAACGATTCCATTGTCAATGGGAATGGCAGCCAAATGAATTCTATTGGGATGCGTTTGAGGGAAGAGAGGAATCGCCTGAACCTCTCCCAGACAGAGCTGGGCGAGGTCGCTGGCATCACGAAAAACACCCAGATGCTCTATGAAAGCGATAAGCGCAGCCCAAAGTCGGACTACTTGGCAGCTATTTCTGAGGCTGGCATAGACATCAGCTATGTAGTGACGGGTAATCGTTCGGATACTATCGCGGCTAGCCAGGCGGCCGGCCAGATCGGAGGTATTCAAACAGTTCCTTTGTCACAGGCGCCGGGGCCTGGCTTGGCAGCGGTGAAGCTCTATGACGTGGAAGGTGCCGCCGGCGCCGGCCGCTCGCTGGAAGAGGAGCGGATCGAGGGGATGCTCTACTTCCCCGAGGCGCAGCTCGCCGCCCTGGGCATCCAGCCCGGGCAGGTGGCCGGCATCAAGGTACGTGGGGATTCGATGGAGAGCACGTTGGCCGATGGCGACTGGGTGCTGGTCGACCTGGCCAATCGGGATATTCGCCAGGAAGGAGTGTTTCTGCTGACGGTGAGCGGCGAGCGGCGCATCAAGCGCCTGCAGCGCCTTGCCGGCGGCGCGCTGTATCTGATCAGTGATAACGAGCACTACCAACCCGAGATGATCACACCGCAGCAGATGGGGGAGGTGGAGATCCTGGGGCGGTGTGAGATCAGGATTGGACGGGTTTCGTGACCGGCATTATTGCAACAATTCAATAATGTAACAGAGCCAGGCGGGCGCCTGGCTGACCCTCTGACGAATAACGAGGCGGCAAAGACCGCCCACAAGAACTGCCCCAGAGGGGGCTTGTACGCAAGGAGAAAGGGAATGAAGCGTATCCTTATGAGTGTGGCCCTAACAGGCCTGCCTTTTGCCGTCATGGCGGAAATTACTGAGCAGTATGACTCGCTGAGTGAGCTGATCCACGAGCATGGGGACTACGATGAAGGCAATGGCACCTTCGAGCTGTATTCAGAAGATCCGCTAGCGTTTCGGCTGTCGAAGCCTGCGATCCAAGGCGAGCCTGCTGAAGTAACCTATTACGAAAACTGGCGAGCAGCCATCTACGGTGTCTACAACACCTTCGCGCACACCTCACTTGATGCCGTGACCATGACAGCCATGCCGCTGTGGTTCGAGAGCTTTACGAAGCGAGACAGCTCACGTCTGATGGATGAGCATGCCATCATGCTGGAAATGGGCCGAGATGATGCCCTTGATGCCCTACGAGCCGTCACTGGCATGGAGACCCTGGCCGATATCAAGATGATGACCGATTTCGGGTATCAGTGGAGCCCAGCCTTTCTCGATATCTACTACGAGGATCGTGACCCTGGCCTCGATGCTTTCATTCAGGAACTGCGCTTGTATTGCGTCGAGATATGCGAATAACTATATGGTTGAATATTGGCTTGGCATCTTTCGCAGGAGGTAGCGTGGTTATAAATAGATTTTTTTGCCGCATGTGGGGGTGGGGTTATGGCTTCTTTTAGGAGAAGGGTTCGAGATATTTGGGGGTGGATGTGCTCAGCATTTGCTGAGTTTTCTATTATTTCCGTTTATGCTCTTTCATCAATAGCGATTGGTATTTTGTTACTTCGTTTTACGGCAGACAATTCATGGTTCGACGCTGTAGCCCTTAATGCTATGCAGGGTGAGTTAATGATTGCCTCTATTGCTATGATGGGACCTTTAGCATACTCAGTTGTAGCAGAGCCGCCAATTAAATACAGAAGATTTTTTCAGTTCTTCGTTGCTTGTTACACCCTATTGGCAGTTGCTGCATACGTGGCCAATAAGCTTGTTGCTAATATAGATGAAAATTTTATGGTTACTTCTTCTATAGCGGCTCTTTTGTTCTCGTTATCGGTTAATTATTTTGCGACTTATGTTAATCATAGCGTGAAAAGACCTGATGATAAAATGCGTGACTCTACGATTAGTAAGGCAAGGGCATATGCAGAGCATGCCAGAGGGAGGGGGTAAATATGAGTCCTCAAGTGGAAATGTTTGATAGGTACAGCAACAAAGATGTTTTTGATATTCCTTGCGTGCCTGTAAAACAGCCAATTGGTCTTTTTTTTATGGGTTCCATAGATTACAGAGATCTTATTGATATTACCCATACGGATGTTCGTCGGATTGATGGTGAACGCGGCTTTGAAACTTATCTAGGAATTCAAAGGCCATTAAGTAAGAAGCGTGTTGATGAAATTGCCGAGTACGTCAACAGTTTTGATGCTTGTTTTCCAACGGCCGTGATTCTTTCTGTAGATGGGAAGTGTGCTGAGTATGATGAAGAAACGGGTATTTTAAAGTTAGCCCCTTATGTTAGTGAAACTGGTGAAGAAGAGGATGAAGATATCCCACTTCAAAAAATTGCTAAGGTCATAGATGGTCAGCATAGAATAGAAGGTCTTAAAGGCTATAGAGGCGATGAGGATTTTCAGGTCAACGTTTCTATTTTTGTTGATATCGACGTGGCATCAGAGGCCTATATTTTCTCTACTGTTAATATCGCGCAAACAAAGATTAACAAGAGCCTTCTTTACGACCTTTATGATCTGGCAGAGTCAAGAAGTCCGCAAAAGCTATGCCATGACATCGCAGTTTCTCTTAACGAGACTGAAGGAAGTCCTCTCTATAAGAGAATAAAGCGACTTGGTGTTGCAAGCCCGCATAGCTTACCTGGCGCAATAACCCAGGCTGCCTTTGTTCAATCACTTATGAAATATATTAGTAAGAGGCCGCAAGTCGATAGGGACTTATACATCAGGCGTAAATCGGTGCCCAGGGCTGATGAGAAAGACAGGAATAAATTGATTTTTAGAGACTTCATGATTGACGAAAAGGATTTCGAGTTAACTGATATAATATGGTTTTATTTCTCGGCAGTTGAAAAGAAGTGGCCTAAAGCCTGGGGCTCTGAGGATAAGGGCGTCATGCTAAGAAGAACTAATGGATTTATGGCATTGATGCGCTACCTGAAAGACTGCTATCTCTATATTGAGAAGGAAGTTCCTCAGGAGTCGGATTTCTCTGCTATATTTTCAGATATTGATCTTGATGATGACCACTTTACGACAGACAATTACAAGCCAGGATCCAGTGGCGAGGCTGCCCTCTACAGGAAGCTTGTGAGCGTCTCACCATTTGAATTGTGAGTCACTCCCAGCACTTTATGGCGAGTTCTGAGTATTTTCCTCTGAACTCGCTTTTTCCTGAGAGGACGCTTTGTCTGGATAACGTACTGTGCTGTAGATAGTCGCCATATAGCTCGACTATTGATTCATGGTGTGCGTTTGTGATCAAAATTTTGGCCCCGCGACGAGTGGCACGGTCAATTGCAAGTTTTAATCTTATTTGATCTTCCCATGAAAATAGTTTTTCGTTATATTTTACGAAGCCGTTAAGGTTGTGCTTGACAGTATAGGGAGGATCAACAAAAACAAAGTCATCTTCCTGGGCAGCATCTATTATGGCTTCGAAGTCGGAGTGAACGATTGCTGCGCGGCGTAATAACTTAGCCGTTGCCTGGAAGTTATCAGTGTCTAATATTACATTCTCCTTGGTTCCTTTTGGGACATTGAATTTCCCTGCAAGACTTACTCGATAAAGGCCATTCCAACAAGTCCTGTTGAGGTAAATCATGCGAGCAGCAATTTCTTCCTGTGTTTTAGGAGATTGCTCTCGCATGTGGTAATAAAAATCTTCAGAGTGGTTTTCGTGATATTCTCTGAGTAATATTTCCACCTTCCGGTTTCGATTTCGGAGTGCTCGGTACGTCGTAATTAGCTCTTTGTTTGCATCAGCGAGAAGAGCATTTTCAGGCTGCAGATGAAAAAAGACCGATCCACTACCTAGGAAGGGCTCGATGTAGGTATTGAATTCTTTAGGAAAGATGTCAGGGTGGTCACGGACCAACCACCTTTTCCCACCAGCCCACTTCAGAAAGGGCAGCACAATCTGTTCTGACATCTCTACATCCTAATATGAAACTTGGCGCTATGATACGCGGCGAGCGGATCTGTTGCCACGGGCTAAAACGCTTTTGTGCGAGGTAGCTCATCCCATCGCGTGGTCCAGCGTGCTGAGCGATGTGCGCAACGCAAATGCCACGCCGCTCCTGGGCTCGGCATACCGAGCTTCACGGTATCACGCCCCATGCGCTGATTGAGCGTGTCCATGGCTGACATCAGCTTTGCGCTGCGCTGCCGCTCGGCGTCGCTTAGTGGCGTATCCAGCAGCGAGAGCTGCTGTCGGTCGGCGTCGATCAGGTCGAGCAGCATCACTCCGCCTTTCTGGTAGAGATAATGCGGCCGGTAGATCCGCTCCAGGGCCTGGCCGGCGGTGTGCAGTATCTCGCGGCTATCGGCCGTGGGGCGGGGCAGTTCGAGCACCAGGCTTGGCGAGTACTGGTGCAGATCCTGCCGGAACGGGTTCGTTTTCAGGAACACCATCACCGCCTTGGCCAAGCCGTGCTGCCGGCGGAGCTTTTCGGCGCCGCGTTGACCGTGCTGCCGGATCGCCTCGCGGATCTCGTTGATGTCGTCGGTGAGCTTGCCGAAGCTGCGGCTGGTCATGATGCGCTGGCGGGCTTCGTCGAAGTCATTCATTTCGATGCAGGGCACGCCGCGCAGCTCCAGGGCGGTGCGCTCCAGGGTGACCGAGAAGCGACGACGGATCTCCTTTGGGTTGGCCTGGGCGAGGTCCCAGGCGCTTTTAATGCCCATCACGGCTAGGCGCTCGACGAGCCGACGGCCGACGCCCCAAACATCGCCCAGCTCGATCCGCTGCAGCAGGCCGCAGGTTTCCAGGCTGTCGGCCTTGAGTACGCAGACGCCTTGATATGCGGGGATCTTCTTTGCCGCGCGGTTCGCCAGCTTGGCTCTATACTCCAGAGTGGACTCTTTCTCATCAAAGCTACTGTAGTACAGTCATCGGACATGTGCAGGTAGCAACAGTATTCTTGGCTCTGGGGAGGTAACCGTTTATGCCGGTTTATCGAGTCCTGCATGCCGAAGGTTGCTATCCCTTTCATGTGGTGGATCGCGATGGGTTACCGCACCCGGAGCTGACCCTCTATGCCTGCCTGTCCGTGCGTCATCATGCATCGCTGACGGCAAGAGCCTACACGAGGGAAGTGGTCTCCTTTGCTTCCTGGGCGGCAGATCATCCCGTCGTGCTTCGACAGGGTTGGCAGTTGCTTGGTCCACCTACTCAGGTGCGGGCACTGTTGGCTTTCTTCCTCGCTTCGGAAATGAAGTGCATCGTGGCGTTGGGTCGAGATCGCTGCGGATTCGAAACCCGTCGGATCGAACCGACTTGGCAGACTGGCCGGCGCCTGGAACGGCTCCTGGCGGCGCTGAGATCGTTCTACACGGTACTGCATGAGCACGGTCGCTATCACCATGGCAATCCGATGGATGCCGACGGTGCCCGCCGATACATCGAGGAGGAGCGCCGCCGGCAACTCCAGGTGTTTGTCGATGCCCATGGTCGAATGCCCATGCCGGCTGACAGTGGCGTAGACGGCGTTCGAGAGATGCGCCTTTCCGCCAGTTACTTCCGGCTGAAGGGGAATCAATGGTTACCCGAGATCCTGGATGAACCGGCCCTGATGAACAGGGTCATGTCAGCTGGTGAGCAGTGGGGGTGGACACTACGCGAAACCGGCCTGGTACGTATCCTTTTTGATACCGGCTGCCGTGTGCACGAGGCTTGTCAACTCAGCGTGGCGGACTGGGTGCAGAGTGGTTTTATGCGAGAGATGTTGTCGATCAGCAAGGGAAGTCATGGACGCCGAGTGAAAAGGCTGTTCATTACCGACCGCACGGCCAAGGTCCTGCGACACTATGTGGACGAGCAGCGTGCTCGGCTAGATCCCCGAGGGTATGGGCTGGCGGAACTCACTACACTGCCTGTGGAAGCTCTTCATCACCTTCCGCTGTTCCTGACTCGACGTGGCACATCAATGAACCCGGACCACTTCCGCCGCGACTATTGGGCACCGGCTCTCAACGCCGCCGGCCTACAAGTGCGTTGCCATCAGGTCCGCCACTGGTTCGTGACACAGGCGCTCAACGACATCCACCAGCGTGCCCGATCCGCTGAGGAACTGCTGAGCCTGCGTGGTGCCCTACGTGAACTCATGGCCTGGAAAAGCGACATGCTGCCAATCTATGACCAAGCTATCTGCCGACATAATCTGCCGGAGCTGGCTCATCGCATTCATGCTCGCATCGAACGTGAGCACCGGCATGATCGCGCTCGCCGTTCCCAGCCGGCTTCTCCCCCCGAGTCACTTACCGAGAGCCAGCGAATGTTAGATGAGATGCTGAAACCATGACGCCGCCGGCCCGGCAACACCGCGCCAATCCGGAGCATCGGCGGCTTACGATACGTGCCGAGCTTGATCGTCGACGCGAGCGGGGTGAGGCCTTCGTGAATCGGGAGGTGATGGCGGTTACCGGCTACGATCGCAAGACGATCAGTGGCGTTACCCAGCGTTATGTTCGTGACCTGGCAGCGGAGTTGCTGCAGACGGTGGTCGAGAACCGAGAGGCTCATGAACGCTGGGTACGTGACTACCGCACCTTTCGCCCCTTTATTACGCGCACAACAAGTGGTCCGGTGCTGTTCCGACGCTTTGTGCGGCTGGTCATCGAACAACTGCATCGCGAGAACACGTTGATGACGGTGAACGCAGTTGAAGCCATTACGGGAGGGCGAAGACGGATCCTCAATGAGGAGTTGGTTCTCTGGGAGCAGGAGACCGGTCATCAGGTAGCGCGCACGGTTGCCTGGAAATCTCTCGACACCTACGGTACCACCGTCCTCGTGGGCGAAAATCATGCGCTGAACCAGCGAAACGAATCGATCACGGCGGAACTGGACCGTCGTCGCCGGCTCGGCACTCCCTTCAAGCTGGCCGATATCAGCCGGTGCCTCGGGTACAGCGTAGCCACCGTGTCGGGGTATTCGCGCCATTACGTGGCAGCATTGGCCGATGAACTCCTGAGCACCCCGGTCGACAGTCGTGAGGCCTATGAGGGCTGGCGTCGGGACTTCAATACCTTTCGCTATTCGCTTCCCAATACGCGGCGTTCACGTGAAGTGCTCACGCGGCTCACACGTCTGACCATTGAGCACCTACACCGCGAGGGACATACGGTAGCCTACAGCGAGGTACTGCGGATTTCCGAGCACAATGATCGTCACATTAAACAAGAAATCCGGCGTTGGGAAGAAGAGACGGGGCATCAGGCCAGGCCATTGCGGGTATGGAAGGAGATCACTCTGGAGATGGTGCTTGACAGAGTAACACCGGCACTCCACCACCTGCCGCTGACCTTTCTGGAATCACCGACCATGGGGCGGCCCTTCAATGAGTCCCAGCGCCGAATGATCCACTCCATTTCGCAACCGAAACTACGGGATGTGGCATTCTTCGTCATGACCTTCGCCGATGGCAACCGACGTAACGACATCACCTTCTTTGCCAGCATGTCGCGCTATCTAAAACGGTTGGAACTTGCAGATATCGATGAGCTGGACCCCGAGGCGTTCTATCAAAGATACCATGATGGTGAGGTATTGCCGGAAGAGGGTACGCCCAAGCGCGGCCGATTTCTGCAGACCTATTTCCGCTTGCTGCGCAAACAAGAGGATTACCTACTCAAGTTGACACCCGAGCAGCGCCGGGCCGTAGCGCCTTGGAAACTCATTGCTCTGAAGGATGACCACTTCTGGCACCGCTCCACTATTCATAGAGAAGTAAGAGCCGAGCAGAGGATGCGCCGTAAGGCCGCTACCGCCGTTGTACATGATCGCTTCTATCTGCTCCGTGATATAGCCGAGCGTCGATGCATTCAGGTCGAGCGACTGTACACAGCCTTCCGAGATGCCATTGCCCATCATGAACGGAAGGGAGAGGCCCTGCCGATATCATTCTCGATCACCGATGAGACGGTATCGGCCTCAGGCCGCACTCGACCGACACAGCAGCATTTCAGGCTCTGGGACGCAGCGACATTGCGTTCTGTGCATGAGCCCGTGGCAGAAGACTTCTACTATCATCAGGATCAGCGTCAGCGCATGCGTGCGGCGGTATGCGACCAGGCAGGTTACTTCCTGAGCTATGAGGGCGGCCATGCCCGTGATGACGCTGATGCTGTAGAGCCCTATTGGTTCATCGAACTGCTGCAGGCGAATGTGCTGCGCTCTCAGGTTGTCGATCCTGATTTTCTGACGCGAAATGGCTACTCGAGAAGCTCATTTCAGCTCCCTCCACAATCGACTTGGGGAGCATCAACCAATAACTGGTTGGAACGTATCTCGCGAGATATTGGCATGCTCTTTATTCCACTTGATGCGCTCAAGCTTGGCGCTCTCGTCGGGCATGCGGCCATTCAGATCATGACCAAGACCGGGGCTCGCATGAACGAGTTCCTGCAAATCAGGTTGAGTCAGGAGCATCTATCACGAGTGCTGCTCGCCAAGGGCCGTGAAGCGATCGCCTTTCGCGCAATTCCCAAGGGACGCCGGGCAGAAGAGCCCTACTATATTGACGAGCGCTGCATGAGAGCGCTACACGCTTGGTGGAAGTTCCAGCGAGAGCGGGAGCAGAGCCTGGAGACCATCCCTGCTACTAGGAATTTGCGGCATAAACTTCGACCGGCGCCCTACTTATGGCAGCACGCCGGAAGACATTTCAGCCATAAGGACATCAATGCGACGATGTCCATCATGCTGCACGGTATCTCGCTGCAAACGCCTGACGGTGAGGCCGTGCGGGTCACTTCCCACCTGCTGCGTCACGGCTTTGCCACGGAGATGCGGGCGTTGAACACGCCTGTGGATGTGATCGCACTCCTCATGAAGCAGCGAGATATACGAGTGACCGAATACTATTCCCAGCCGACGCCGGCCAGGCTGGTGGAGCTGCAACGGAAGATCTTTGAAAGCCGTGTGGACCTGTCCCGTACCCACATACGATCCCCAGCGCAAATCCGGCGGCAGGTCGAAGCCGCGCAGGAGCAGGTGGGTGCACTGATCCCGGTTATCGGTGGACGTTGCACAGTGGCCAGTCAGTGTCCCATCAAGTTCGCCTGCATCGGCTGTGCCGGGAATGCGCCCGACTGGCGCAAGCGTGACCAAGTCATCATCTACCGGCAGGCCTGTGCGCAGATGGCGGAAATGGCGGAAGCACAGAATCTGCCCGCTGAAGAGCGCAAGGCAAAGGAAGCCATGGCGAGCTGCAATGATGTGCTGGCCGAGATGGAACTTCTTGAGCGAGCTGATCAGGCGGCAGCAGACCCCGTCATACTGACCATCGGGAGGAAGGAGGGATGA